TGATAAAATTAAAATGGTTTGCAGATAATCCCATGCAACCCGTGTTTATAAGTGAACGCAGTGCATGAAACCACGACTTAAAAAGATAGGTAGAATTTGGTTATGTTACACACAAACAACGGCTGTTTGCTCTGGCTTAACACCTGAAGAAGCCTATCAAAAATGGATGATTAAAAATAAAGCCGCTGAATAAGCGGCTTTTTTATTAGCTTACAAATGATACATGGAAAAGTCGTTTTATCCAGCCTTTGCCGTAAATATCAAAACCTTTCGTGCCAACATAACGCAATGCCCGATAAGTCAAAAACATGGTTGCATTATCGTCTGTTGCTTTAGCAAACGCGGCTAAACTACCTTTACCAATTATCCCGTCATCATCCACATTGCACGACTTTTGAGCAAGTTTGATAGCAATGCCCACACCTTGATTAACTGCGCAGTCAAACGCCACCAACGCCATTTTATAAGGCATTGAATCACAGCCTGCTTTATCCCAGTAATCTTTTTTATAGATTGCTTTCGCTTGCTCAACCGTCAAATTCTTAATGTCTAAATTTGGATAAAACTTTTTAGCAATGCCAAATTTAGTTTCACCACCACTATCGCGGGGATCATTAACATAACCTCCTTCACTTCCTAAAATAATCTCAAATGCTTTATCAAAATCGCTCATTTTTTCGCTCTCATAGAAAGTACCGTAATTAATTTTTGTGTAAGCCGTATCATGTCGTTATCGAGCAGGCGTATTTGGTCAATAAGCTCAATTAGCGCATCGGTGGTTTCGGTAAGGATTGGCTTAACAATCGTTGTCACCCATATCCAAACAAAGTAAACGATATACCCCATGCTACTTGATGCAATGATTGGGAATCCATACTGGTTGATATATTTAGCTAATGCGTCAACATCCATTAATCAATTCTCTTTTCTTGCGGGTTATTAAAACGCGCCACTTTCTCTTTCTCAATAGGCATATCAAGCGTTTCTGTCATGAGTACATCTATTTTCACAATATCCTCTGACATAGCGGTAACACGTTTATCAAGTTGCTTGATGATACCGATAAGGCTTTTAATCTTTTCAAGTACGCTATCAAGCAGAAATTTAATCGTCAAAAATACAAAGTACATTCCCACGCAAGCAGCAGCAATGGGGAAACCAACATCCGTTGCAAACTGTAGGAATTCCATTACTTGTTCGTCCACCAAGATAAGAACGAAAATACTGCACCCACTGTAAAAACAATTCCACCGAGAAACCCTTTATAGCGTGTTTGCTCGTTCTTCATTTCTTCAAGAGTTGCAATTATGGCGTCAAGTTTTTTACCCCGATCTTCAAATACTTCCTCAAGCGTTTCTATACGTTGCTCTACTTTAGCAAGGCGGCAGGCTTCGTCAGGCATTTTATTCTCACTTATCTATTTTATTTACTTTATCCCAATACCCTTCATTTCTAGCACTGGCTGATTCTGGGTCATGTTGCTCACCGTAAATATCTTCAATTGGCTCACCGTCCATATTGCGTAGCGCGTAAACACAATAATAAACCGTACTATCCTCAACTGCTGTAATTTTGTGTTGATGCTCTTTGCGAATAACGATAAATGTTGGTGCTGTAAATTCTTTAGGCTCATGCCCTTCAATCTCAACTGACACTTTTCCCGATACAAGCAGTGTCACATGGTCAAATTTATGTTCATGCCCACCATGTGTTTCACCGGCAAGCTCTAGGACGTTTTGCTTAACCCAAATATTACCAAAGTACCCTAATTCAGCAGTTTTCATGGTAACTGCACCACTGGCGTAAATTCTTTCCAAGTTACAGTTGGTTCGTCCCAGTAGTAGCGTTTGTCATCTTGCGGATAAGGCACAGGTGGTTGCCATGACATGGTGTCGATGTCACCAACCCATGAAGGATAAGGTTTTCTTGCTTGATGTTCTGCTTGTTTATCTGCATTAAATTCAACTTCTGAAAGCACTTTTAAAACACCAACAAGGTTTGTATCTGCGTCATCATCGCACGTACCGTAATAAAGAGGGGCTTCAGAGGATGAACCATCAGCATTACACGCAATCGGATAAGCTGATTCTTTAGCAAAAATGAATTGAAAGCCTTTTACGTTTGGAAGTGCTGGGCCAGTTCGCATTGGTGCTTCTGTACAAAGAATACCTGTGTCTGCGTCAATGTTTGTGATTTGTATGTACATAATGTTTTCCTATTTTATTGATTAACGCTGTTTACACAGCGATTCTCCGAACAGCTCTGACGTAGTAACCGCTGTCCTTAGCCCCAGTATCTTGATAGCCGTTAGAAAATTCCTGTCTTTCCGCGCGAGTACTACTATTCTCAGTAGAAGACCAGTATTTACCAGATGAAAACGCATTTGTTTCCCCAGTTCTAAAACCGATACCAGCACTCGTTTGAGCGGGTGAACCACTTGTGTAGTTTGTGCTAATAGGCTCTGGTGATACCGCATTAGCATTTGAACCCGATGTAGTATGGTTAGCGTCAGTAGTCGGTTTTAAGAAATAATACAGCACTTCTAGCTCGTTTTTAGCAGGGAGATACCAGTCTGTATAGCCCCCTATTGTTAAGCCTTCAGCAAATACGGCAGCTTGATATGACGCACCTAACGCTGCTTCAACAGCGGAATTAGTAGGGCCATTAATTACTGATGTCTGCGCGGTAGTTACCCCATAAATGCCCCATGTGCTACTTGAAGTTTCACCAGATGCTTTAGGGGCAACAATTAGATAATGTGTAGCAACACCTCCACCACCTACTGCAATTTGCCCTGCATAAAACCCACCACCAAACGCTTGGCCAATTACAGTGGGAGCGGCAGGTTTATAAGTCCCACCAGTTAGCATTTGTTGAATCCCACTCATTAGGTCAACCCCGCACCAGAAATAATCCAAGTTGTCGATGTCATTTTAAGTGCTGTTGCTGTGCCATACTGCGCAAGTGAGCGTGTACCTGTTGTGCCTGTACCAGCTAAATACATTGTGTCTGTTGTAATAGCGATACTGACGACTTGTGATGTCATATTAACAAACGAAATTGCTGTGCCAATTGGGTACGCCACTGAACCATTTGCAGGAATAGTAAATGTCCGTGCATTAGCGTCAGTTGAAGGATGAAAAATACACTTACCAGAATCTGCTAAAACTGCCGTGTAAGCTGTGCTTTGACTGTTTATAGGGATATTTCTAAAACCAACTGCATTAGTTCCATCAACCGTACAAGATGACAACGTACCGCTAGAAGGTGTGCCAAGCACGGGAGTTACAAGCGTAGGTGAGGTAGCAAAAACTGCAGCACCACTTCCAGTTTCATCCGTTAACGCAGCAGCTAAATTTGCACTAGATGGCGTAGATAAAAACGTATTAATATTTGTTCCAAATTGCCCAGCCGCAAACGTAATTTCACCCGTCATCGTGCCGCCAGCGGTAGGTAAATAACTTATTGCAGGATTATATGAAACCCAAGCCGCACCTGACCATACCTTCATAACATTGCTTGCAGTATTCCAGTAAATAGCACCAGTTAGCAAAGCATTTCCATCGTTATCGGTTGATGGGTCAGAAGATTTTGCGCCTAAATATCTATCATCAAATGAATCATAAGATGCGGCTGCGGCTGTTGCACTAGATGATGCTGATGATGCGCTTGTTGATGCTTCACCTGCTTTTGTAACGATATAATTTGCAACTGCAACTTGCTGCGTAAAACATGGAACAAATCGCGTTTTCCAACCGCCTTCGCGTAATCCTGTTGTTGCGTTATTGTCATCAGTAACGGTTGAACCGTCACCACCGACTGCAACGTCAAACGTAACTGAACTCATAATAATTCCTTAATCTCGTATGTTGTTTGGTATCTTGTATTGTAAGGCTGAGAAATTGGCGATAATGCCCGCAATCTGCCTAAAAATGCACGTCTATGCAAATCTAATGGCGTATTATCATCATAAATATAAAGCACTTCAGCATCAGTGCCGCTTATTTTCATAATGTCGCCATTAATAATTGATTCATTATATGTCAAATGATCTAAAGTGAATTGAGCAACGCGGCTTGATGTTCTTCTATCAAAAAATTCTGCACCGCTTAACGCCACATCAACAATGGTATTTGTTTCGTCACCAATTGATGCGCCTAAATTCATATTTAATTCTGGTTGATAAATAGCACCAATAAAAATACGCCCTAATTCAACATAACCATCAGTATTTGTACTATCAAAAAATTCTATTTGATAATATTTTGCAGAAGCAACTGTACTTGGAACGTAAGTTAATGTTTTGGTAAATAATGCAATTTCTTCAGCAGACAATTGCAAATCCCAAAAACGGCTATCTTCCCATTCATAACTGCCAAATGGCATCAATGGCCAAACGTTAATTGTGCCGCTATCATAAACTAGTGTTGAATATCCGCTATCTGAATAAACCCGATAACGCCATGTAGCATCTTTTTGCATATTGTGATTAACAATAGCAACTGAGCCAATAACACGCTCCTCATCTAATGCAAAACGTAATTTAGTAGAAGAATTTGCAGCGTTAGTTGATCGTGCTTTTTTTGATAATTGGCGTGTTTTGATATTGTTTAATGGCAATGAAGTTGACCACGAACCATATGCCGCAAACATAGCCGCATCAATTCTGTTTTGATAACCAATGATTGTGTTACTCATATCATCCCCAAAGCGTTAACGTGGCGCGGTTTTTTGAATAATCCGACTCAATGCCAATAATTTTAAATAGTTTACCAGAATTTAAACCAAAACGATTGATTGTTACGTTCACAACATTATTTAAATCTGGTAATGTTTGACTTAGATCAAGTGCAATGTCTACTGTGTACAAATCACGGTTTGTTTTGTACAAGTTAAGCAACCGTGTTGCTTCGGTTTGTGTTGCTGTTGCATCAACAAGGCACGTTTCTTTTTCAATTGTTGCGGCTAATGTGTATTGTGTTTTTATTGATGAATCTTCGGCTGATTTTGTTAATGATGGCAATGCTAAAATATTTTTACGCGCTGCGGTTACAGCTCCAGCCAAATCTGTCGTTTGAATATTATAATTCTTTTGATAATTTAAATTGATGCGCCATGCTGGAATGCCTTTGTCAGTGTCATTTGTGCGCCCATGTTCAATGCTTAAAATATTATTTCTATCAATTTCAAGCACCGCGCTACCTATTGGCGCAGTAAATAATCCCATGCGTAATATACCAAGCGCATCAAATCCAAAAAATGCACCGATTGATTGAGCTACTTTATCCATTGCCGTAATTGCTGAATCAGGTTCACTAATCCAAATGCCAATAACACTGTTATTTGCTGTGTCTAATGCCGATACATCACTCGAATTTATATCACCTGATGCAATGCCAGCTTTTAACGCCATTGCTTTTAAAACTTGCGCTGTTGTGCGATTTGCTGAAGTTGCGCCTTGTGTTGCATCACACGTTAATAATCCCGTTGGCACAGAACCAACGCGAATATAACCAAGTGATAAACAAGTAGTATATTTTCCCGACGGTGGATTATGTGCTTCAAGATCAGAAACATTTGGCTCATCAGCGTGAAACGTTAACGCAATACCTTTATCGTAAACATTGCTAACTGCTGCTATTGCACCATCATTAATTTGATATGTTAATTTTGAGCTATTTACCATGATTGGCGCAATGTTAAATACTTGTCCATATAATAATGGTTTTGGTGTTTTTGCAATATCGTCAACACCTTCAACGCCATTTGGCAGTGAATTATTACCAGCATAAAGCGTTGTCTGTAATGGCATATCAACAATGGCTAACTTATCCCGTGCTAATATAGTTACTTTTGAAAACGTAAACTCTACCTGCTCCATTGTGCCATTCAGAATAGTTGTAAATGTAGAATAATCAGCACCAGCGTTTCCAATTTTAATAACGAGCGAACGCCCATCAAACGAATAATTAAGAATTGAATCTAATCCACCGTCAACATTAGATAATTCAACCGCGCCATAATTTACACGGCTTGCACCGCTTGTTGTTCCGTTGCTGTAAAGTGATCTGC